CGAGCTTCTTACCCTGCAAGCGAATCTTCTTGCCGTTGTTGTCCACAGCCTTGCGGATTTGGATCAACATTTGCTCAAGCGACGTTTGCGACAACGCGGCCGGTGTGGCCAAGATGTTGCTGAAAGTGCCGCCAACAATCGGATGAGACGCACTGGACAAGCAAATGCCGTCACCACCGAGGTAGGACGTATTGAACGCACGATTCAATACATTGGCGCAACGCAGTTCCTTGGTTTCAATCAGAGATTGAGCCAAGTGTTTGCTGAATGTAGCACCGATGTTGATGTGGTCACCGTCCTCGACCAGGATTTTGGTGAGCGCGAACGCCAAGCCAAACACCTTATAGGTGTAGCGCTTGTTGAACAGCACGCCGCCTTGCTGGTAGGTGACTGGCATACCATCGGGCAGCTCTGGAGCCGCGCCAAAGCCGTACCCAACGGGCTCTTCAAAGTACGCACGCTCAATAGTCGCATACACCTCGTTGAAGACTTGCTTCCACTCGTCCTTGCGTTGGTCGTAAACACCGTCAAAATACTGGTTCAGGATCGGCTCTACTACAGGCCGAAAGTCCGTACTGCGCATTGGAATAGACATGATTCAGGTCCTTATATTAGATTGCGGTTGTTGGGACGCGGAACTGGGTGTTAGCCAACGTGACGCGCACGATTGGGTAAGCATCAGTGGGAGCGTTGTCAGGCTGGAGCCCGAAGCCAACAATGCGGAATTGTTTCTGGTTACCCGCAGCCGCCAATGTGGTGTTCAGCGAGCAGGCGGACAAGCCGGTGGACGTAGAACCTGCGGTGTAGATGATGTCTGCTTCGTCGCCGATTGCAGCCATAGCGGTTGCAAGCGTTGCGGACAGTTGACCAGACATTTGAATCTCATACACCGTCTCAATGTCGGTGATCACCCATGCGGTAATGACCGAACCGGTTTGCACCGATTGGGAGGCGGGGTAGTAATTGCTATATGTTGGCTTGCCAGTGGCGTCCACATACTCACAACCCATAAATACGCCGAGCAGTGCGGCAGCAGCAGTGCCGACGGTCACAGTGCCGTTTGCGTTCAGAATGACAGGGTCGCCTTTATAAATGGACGAACCATATGCAGCGGTGATGGTGTAGGCCGCAGGGCGGGCCAAACCACTGGGGTGATATACGGGAATCAGCCCGTATGGGGAGGCAGTTGCGCTCATAGAGTGCTCCTAGAATAAAATGAAGAATCGACAATGGCCTTATGGCCCCTGGCGGGTCAACAAATCAACTTTGGGAGCGCTCAGCGCGTCGACCGGTGCGATTTTCAGACTCGTTTTGCAAAATCAGCGCCTGCGTTGTAGCAACACAATACGCTAATTTTGCAGCGTGTTGAAATTATAAGCTCAATTTAATAAAAAGTGGGGACTTTGCGACGTTGCGCTGCTGCCTCTTTTTCCATGGCTTCGATGCCGTCGTCATTTTCCTTGAGTCGTTCACCTTGATCGTTAAAGCGACCAACAATTCCGTCTTCTTCTTCCAAGGGCTTCTTGTGATGGTAGAAAGCCATGATTTTCTGGTATCGGTCTTCTTGGATCTTGAACAACACCATCTCATTGCAAGTTACAAACCCGTCGTACCCGGCGAGAGACTGCCCGTTGGAGGCGTCGAAACCGGGCATTTCGGACTGGCGCACAGGCGTGTAACCAAGCCGCTGGCGCTTTTGCACGCTGTCGTACTGACTGGCGGTGGTAAGCCAAACCAAGTGATATCCGGCGAGCGCAGGAGGATTGGGCAACGCCGTTTGCGTGAATTCGGCTTCCATGAACTTCTCAAAGTCATCGTCCGACGTTAGCCCGCTGGTTCCGCGCTCATCGTCTTCAGCCCCACGATCGCCGCGAATGTCCAATGCCCCGCCAATTTTGGTGCGATCGTCGTCTTGTGTTGTGTTTTTGGTAGCCATGATGTTTATTTCCTTGAATTTTGTTTGTCGTACTCGCGGTACCCCTTGATCATCTTTGCGCGCGAAGCAGGGTCATCCCACATGCCTGCGGCTTTAATCGCCGCGACGCGCTCTGGTGACAATGTGAACGTTGCGCCGCTTGACCCGGGACTTGCACCGGAGCCGGGTACGGGGCTACCTGCGGGTTTGCGCACAGGTGTGGGTTGCATCCGATGAGGCAAGTACTTCTTTGCCCGGTTTTCTAGCTCCACCCAATACGCATCGGTCGTTGCGTCCCAGCCCTCGGCCGTTAGCGAATTGTCTAGCGCGGTGAGCACCTTGCTATCAGGGTCGCCAGAGGTTGGCCCGCCGTACCATTGATTCTTGGCCAAAAACTGCTGACTCTTGCTCACCAACCGTGTGTCCAGCGGTTTGGGGGCGTTCATGGCGCGCGCAGCATTGGCCTTGAATTCCGTGAGCTGCTGTGCGCGGGTGCGTGCGGCAATCATGTATTCCGTAGCTTCGGCCAAAGTTGCGCCGTCTTGCTTGGTGGCCGCGTCAGCAATCACGCGCTTGAAGTGCTCGGCGGCTTGGTTGGCCTGCGTGATTGCCGCGTCTACCTGCGCCAGTTGAGAGCCTGTGTTGACGTCTTGAATCGAGCTGACTTGCTGCTGCAATGCCCGATTTTGCTCGGTAATGGCTTGCAAGTTGCGCTCAAGGGCTTCCACACGTTCACGGTTACGCTGACTACGTGACTTGCGTTCTTGGCGACGTCGGGCGCGAATCTCTTCTCTGGCTTCATCGGTTTCTGCCTCATCCAGCTCGGAGTCGACCTTCGCGGTCTTTTCGTCTTCACCATCGTCCTCCGATTCAATCAAGTCATGGTCTTCTGTGTCCTCAGATGCACCTGTCTTGATTTCTTCGTCAATTTCTTTGTTCTCAGTGGTCATACTGACCTCCATTTGCTAGTTTGCAAGATTGTTCGTACGCCAAGAACGCACCCACTTTATTGTGGGCGTCTTCGAGCGCATAGTGTTGACCAAGAGCAAGGTCAAACTTGTCAGGGTCGGCGCACGCGGACTCGCCAACAACAGTGAATCCGCAATGCATCACCACGCAGCACACAATGTGCCTGGTGCCACGGAATAGATGAAATTCGTGGCTTTTGATTGCGTCTTGGATGTGTTGTGATGTGATTGATAGACCGACAGGGGCGTCTGCGAGTTCAATCATGCGATATGACTCCGCACTTTACGCACGTCACCTGTGTACGCGCCGAGCAGGTCAGAGTCGGCAAACAGGACCAGATGGACGGGCTCAAGGCCGTCGCCAAGATCAATACTCCATCTGTCGCCGCCATAGCGCGGAATGCGCACATACTCGCCAACCGTTGTCCAAGTCCCCTCCGGCCACTCTTCACCGGTAGTTCGTTTCTTGAATGCCAACGGGCCTACAGCCAAAACCTTGCCTACCGTATTGTTGTATGCTTCGGTCTCTTTGGCTTCTTTTGGCAGATAAATGCCGCTCTTTGTTTTTGCAACAACCCGACGAACCTGAATTATCACCCTATGTCCAAAGGGGCGAAATTCTGGGTCAATTTCAGGGAACATTTCATCAATTGGAATGTGCGCCGCATCAAGACCCATTCCATACGGGTTAATAACTTCTCCAGCCATAAAATTCTCCTACAGAATTCATCCCAATAAAACTGTGGGACGCTCAGTTTTGAGAAGGTTATTCTTCTCGTTTTCTTTTCCATTGGGCTAGCGCAGCAGCTTTCAGCTTGGCCTTTGTGGCCTCAGAGGTAACGCGGCCAACACCAGCGGCTGCCATGCGAGACCTGACCTCTTCTGGGATGACACGGCCCAGTAAGGTTGCGCTTATTCTTGCGCGCGTGTCTGCGGTAATGACCTTCCCAGCATGGGCACGCCCAATCTTTGCTTTATGGTCATCGCTGAGCTTTTTGCCGGTGTTTATCACACTAAGTTTTGCTTTTACGGCTTCTGGCAATGGCGCACGCTTCTTGCCAGCAAGTACTTGGCTTATTTTCAAGCGGGTCGCCTCTGAGTGGACTCGCCCAGTGCTAGACACCCGCAAGCTCTCGCGGTTTGCAACGGACTGCATTCGGCTTTTGCTAGCCGCCGATATTTTGGCCTTTGCTTCTGGCGTGTGAACCAATCCGCTGATGCCTTCGCCGCCATTGGTCATGTTTGCCAGCTTTGTTCCGAGGTCTTTGAAGCAAAGGATCAAGAACTTTTCATGCTCAAAGGCCTCACCTTCAGTTGACCAGCGCGATGCAATGTGAACCGTGTGCCCGTGTTTTGCAACAATGTTGCGCCAATGCGGATTATTTCGATTGACGTGGCGCGCTCTATCGCCACATCCCTTCCCAACGTAGAACACTGCGCCCGTGTCGTTGCGTGTGTGGAAATAGGTGTAAAATTGTTTATCTGCGGTTTGTGTCATTTTTGATTCTATTCAGAACCTATTTGTCGTTTTCTTTACCCGCCATAGCGTCTTGCACAATGGCAATTAACGCCGCCAGCTCAATATATTGCCCCAACCTGCGCTGGAACGCCGGCCAATCGGACGGCGGTGAATCAAAAACCGCAAGCGCCATTTCAGCACGGCGCTCAACCAACTCTCGATAAATTCGCTCTAGCACTTACAGCTCTTAGCAGTGCCGCCCTTCTTGAATCCAGGGATGCCGTTGTTCATTTTGGCCTTGGTGATCGGGTTCATTGGCTGACCCTTGATTGCGGGCATGACGCCGCCACCCTTCTTGAACCCAACGGAAGTCTCACCCATAGCCATGCGTTTGTGTTGATTGACGGGTGTTTTAGAAATGGACATCGGTGGCTCCTATAAAACCATGGAAAGCAGTAACAACTCGTCGTCTTCCCGACGCACTCGCTCACGGTAACCGTTGGCGATGGCGAGGAAGTCAATTTCAAGCGCCATGTCCGGCAGGGACTGCACTTGAGTGAGCAAATTATAAGTGAATTGTTGCGCGGCGTGGGCGTCTTTGATGCCTTGGGTCAAAACCTCAATGTCGGCTTCCGCTTTTGCAACTAGCGATTCTATCTCAGCTTCATGCTCGGCCGCACGCTTGCGGGCTGCGGTCTTGGCTTTTACGGTGCGAGCGGGTTTTAGTGCAGCTTCCTTTGCTGCAAACGCCTTGGTGTAGTAGTCTATCAGCCACAGCCTGTTGACCCCGGACTTGGCGCTGACCCCGGTTCCCGGCGCATAGCTCAGCGCAGCATCGCTACCGGCGTACGCGTACTCCCCGGCCGCGCAGGTCAGCGTGTAATCCACCCCGCCGGACGAATACGTCAGCGTTGCGGCCTGTCCCGTGTAAGCGTACGCCCCGGGGGCGAGCGCCAACCGGCGCGCAACGGTCAGTGTGGCCGCTTTGCCGGAGAGCGTGTACGCCCCGGGCGCCAAGACCAACGAGTGCGCCTGCTTGAGTGAGGCCGCGTTGCCCGCGTATGCGTAAGCCCCCGTAGCGCACGACAGGGTGTAGTTTACGGCGCCGCCGCCCGACGCCGTTAGCGCAAGTAGCAGCGACATCTACTTACTCCCAGCCAAAGACCGGCGTGACGCGATGAACCACAGTTCCGGATGTGCCAACAGTTCCGATATGACGTGTACACAGTTGGATAAATTCACCAGGGCTCACATAGACAGGCGCATCACCAAAATCAACAAAACCAACAGGTTGACTAACAAGCGTAGAAACTGCTTGCGCAGCGGTCACAAGCTGAGTGAATGGGAGTGCTATGCGACGTGGAGCCTTAGTGGTTGCGGCTTCTGTAGTTGCCAGAGAAACAGCAGTGTGACCAAAGGCGAGGAAGTATTCAGCAACGTATGGCCCCCCCACAATGACGGTCTGCACGTAGCTGGACAAGTACATACCACGCAGACACAAACGGCGTCCTGGGATATTCACCGTACCGGCTGGCACTTGGTAAGACATGATGATGCCATCCGTGTTAACCGCTAAAGATACAGTCTCCCAGAATGTTCCACCCAAACCAGAGCCAAGCGCCGCTGTAGTGGTCGTTGGTACTGCGGCTGTTACATTGGCTTCGTTACCTGTGGTGATCGTGCCGAAACGGGCAACACTGCCCATCGTACCGCCTGAACCACCTTGGTATGAACCTTGGATACGGTTGCCAGCAGTGGAGATGGTGGTGAAAAGGTTTGTGCCACCGACGCGCACGTTATATGCGCCCATAGTCGCTTGGATTATGCCGCCTGCTGCACCACCAACGATACGATGCTTCAGGAAGAATGCACCGTAAGATGACATACACATGCGGCTTTGACCTGCTGGTAATGGGATAGTACCCAAGCAGTTAGCGCCAGTTCCGTCATTCACCCAGAACTGGGCTTCTACCGCTGTCACATAGCAAATGAACTGGTATCGCTTGCTATTGGTGTAAGCCCATGTTCCAGAGCCATCAGCAAGAGGAAACAAGCCGGTAGACGACTCTGCCCCATTGAAAGACGCGATGCCTTGCAAACCAGAAGCATTCAGGCGGAAAAACACACCATCCGACGGTGCTGCGGTCTGTGCGCCGGGGATACCAATGCCGAACTCAATGAACGTGTTTGACTGCGGTTGCGCAGAGAATCCAATCTCAGTATCAGCTGAAACAGTGGTCGTGCCTTGGAATGGGAACTGCGCGTAAGTAGCTATCACCGTACCGGTTGTGGTCGTGGTTATGCTGGAACCGTTGGTTGTCAACTGCCCTGCCGTCCATGTGTTAGTCATGGTCGTGTTCAGGTAGTTGTGCTTACCAGTATCCTGCGCAGTTGTATTGAAAACGTGGTCATCAAAGATCAAGTCTTGCGATACGCGCTGACGGTAGTCAACATCAACCTCGGGCGAGCGCAGCAGTACCGATCCGGTTAGCGCGCCACCATCGTTCTCGCCAAATACTCGGATCGTCCCTACGTTGCCAGGGCTTGTAGCCGCGTCAGTTTCTGGAACGATTTTGAGTTGATTGGATGCGTTGACCTCTGCGCCTGTGCCGCTCGATGATCCGCGAATGATGCTATCTAATGCCATGTGTTACTCCTAATCAGCCCATACCCAGCGAAGGGCGAATGTGCCCTGCAGCTTTTCGGCGCTGCGGGCGTAAATAGTGAACCCGGTTGCCAATGTCGGCGTTCCACACGTCAACCCCATCAATGCTGCAAAGTAGCGGTGATCGCTCGCGGTGTGGTCGCTTGTCGTGTCGTCGGCCATGACATACGATTCGCACTTGCTGGTGGTAAGGATAGACCCCTGCCCCGTGACCGCAACAGAGGCTTCGTTGCTGCCCGGGAACGCCCCAAAGTCTATTGTCGCGGTGCCTGTGCCGGTCGCCATCTCAGGTCACCGTGAAGGTGCCGTTGCCCGCGTCCAGCGTCGGCGTGAAGGTGTCGCCGTTCGCTCCATTCATGACCACCGGAGACCCATAGTCCCAGTAGCCGATACACTGCGTGTTGGTCAGGTTGTACAGAATCACATATTGGAACGTAAACCCGCCGCCCGAAGCAGTCCAAGTCGGCGCGCCCGGCGCTGCGAGCGTGAGCTTGTACACCCCCGCGGTTTGCGCGCTGGACGTCACCGTGCACACAACGCCCCCGGCCGTGTACCCGCCAGACGTACCCAACTCAGTGGCGCTGGCCGCTGTGGTGTTGGTGGCGACGTTGGGTGCCGTGTTGGACAGGATGAGCCGCCAAGAATCCGTGGCCGAATTTGCGGCTTCGAGCAGCACCTCAGTGCCAATCTGGTATTTCACATAAGCGGCCATTAGTTACCCTTTATCACCGACTCTACACCGACGTTGTTGCCCAGCTCGTCCTTGATGTAACGGGCTATGCGAGGCGCTGAGTGCGCCGCGTGCAATCCAGCCAACCCTTGCGACAGTTGTTGCATCATCAGGGCTGAGTTTTGCTGCATGTCGGCAATTATAGGACCCAGAACGTCTGCAGCCGCGGTCTGAGGGGCTTGCGCAATGTTCTGGGTCTGCGCTTGGAGCATCGCCTGCAGCACAGCAAACTGCGCATCGTTGTCGGCCTTGCGCTGGTCGCGTTCAATGGCTGCTTGCGCGGCTGCCTCGTCGCGCAAACGGGCCTGCAGGGCTTCGAATTGCGCTAAGTGCTTTTGCATATCCAACGCGTTGTTTTCAATTGCCGTAGCCATTGCGGTGGCGCGGTCGTTGGCGTCTTGCTTGAATTGCTCTTGCCATTCCTTGAAGCTGCGGGCCTGCTCATCGTTGGTGAGTTTAGCCATGCGGTCTTTATCAGCTTCAGCGGATTTTGCCGCTGCATTTGCTGCTGCAATCGCTGCTGCTGCGTCATTGTTGAGTTTGGCAAGTGCTTGCTGGCCTGCAATTTGTGCGCTCACTGTTGGGTCAACTTGAGGCTTAGGACCAAACTGCGCAGCCAGCTGTTGAGCTTGTTGCATTGCAGGCATAACCATCGGGCCGAGCAGATTGGCCATGATTTGGTCGGCAAACGCAGCTCCTTTTGCTTCAGCTTGCGCCCGCGTAATGGTTGAGCCCATACTTGGGGCCATCATTTCCATGGCATCGGCAGCACCTTTGGTGTGCTTTTTGTAAAAGTGCATCAAGTGCTCTTTTATATGCGACATCAAAGCCCCGTAAGCCTGTGGCCCAATGAGCGGATTTGCGCCAAACATCGGGCTGATCAAGAAGTGTAGGTGCGTCTCCAAGTGCGCCACATCGTCTTGCTCGCCATAGACCTTGATCGGGGCGGGTTCATCCGAGCACACCAGGTAGTTCTCGTCCAACGCGCCCAGTCGCTTGGGGTCTTTGGGCAGGTTTGCAAGTTCGTCACTCGCTGAAATCTGCAGCAGCCGCAGCGCCCGTTGCAACAGTCGGTCAGCCTTGAAATATGGGGCAAAACGTGGGTTGTCCGCCAATTGCATGACCGCTTGCAACTGGGCATACCGCTGTGCTTCGCTGAAGATGTTGGGGTCGCTGACAGGAATTATGTCCATCGGCCCTTGGAAGTCCTGGCGAGACACAACCAAGCTGCCGAGTTCCTCGACGGTCTCCTCATCTGTGACGTTCTCTGCGTCCAAACGGTGCAGAATCTCCAGCTCTTTCTTGAAAGATGAGTGGCAGCGGGCGTGAATAGCGCTGAAATTGACAGAGCCGTGCTCAATAAGCGCCAAGGCCGTTCCGACCGGCATATCTGGGCCAGCATTGCTGATGGCCTCGCTGGCCGTGCTAATGACCCCCTCGGCCTGTTGCGTCAACCACTCAAGCAGGTTAAATAGCACTGGAGATGGCCCGGCAAACGGGAACGGCATCACCATCTTCCGGATGTCATCGACTCCTGCAGGGGCGTCAATCTCGGCCAGCTCTGTGGCATTGACCTGTATGCTCTGGCCTGCAGTGCGCCCACCTTTGAGCTTCAGCCCGCCAGGAAAGTTTGCAATGTGCGCCGAATCCAGCAACGCACGCAAGGATCCTGTGCCGCCAATCGACAGCGAACCGATGAGGTGATACAGCCCAACACCTGGGCCACCTCGCCATGGCAGGAATGTATATTCCACCATCCAGTGCTTTTTGGTGCAATCGTCATCGTCCTCGGCCCAGTTCCTGTAAAGTCCTAGCACTTTCTGCGTTGCGTTTTCAATGTGCAGGATGTAAGGGGCGGTGCGCCCTGCCGCAACATCGTCTTCCTCTATAGCCAAGTCCACGTAGCTGAGGTAGATTTCACGCAAACCTTCATCGTTGTAGGCTGTTGTATCTTCCTCTACCCCCTCAATACGGTCGGACGCTTTGTGCGAGGCAGAGTGCTCATCTTGTCCGGACGCATTTGCAGATGTGTTGACATCGCGGTACAAGCCAGACGCAATTCGGGCCTCGTATTCTGCCTTTGTCACCCATTGGCGGTGCGTGACGCGTGGGTTGGTGTAAAAATCAGCGTGCCCGTAGGAACAAAACACGTCGTCAATGTAGACGGTCTCGGTGCGCGGGCGCTCTAGCTTTGCGTCCCACCACCAGCGCTTGTACTGCGACCCACCCAAAGGCAATTGCGACAACAACCGCTCATACTCCGCGCGCTGCTCCTGAACGCGCGTTGTGAGCTGCCAGTTCATGTACTGCTTTTTGCGCTCCGCTTTGTCAATCTTGGCGTCGTCTGCCTCACCAATGATTTGAGTCTTGCACGGGCCGGTCGATGGAAACAATTCCTTGATGGCCCGACTGGCAAAGTCCACACATCCCTTGGCGAGCATAGGGTGAACCGCCTTGGATGCGCCTTCGAACGTGGCCCCGCCTGGCGCTTCTGCGCCCAACCCGGTGCGCTTTATGCCATCGGCTTGCTGTTTGTCGCGGGGCTCACGGCTTTTGCGGTCAGACTCAATCAGGTCAGCCTGCTCTGCGCCCAACGCGCTGAGTACCGACTCGGCCAGCACCTCAGCCAAGTTAACGCCGAATTCAGGTGATTCATACGTCTCGTTGTCCTCTTCTTCGAGTGTTACAACAGCCGAGCCGTCAGATTGCTCTTCGACCATCAGCTCGTTTTCAATCTCTGGCATTTTTGGTTCGTCTGTCATAACTCTGATTCTTTCATCCGCCAAGACTGTGGCTTGAAGAACTTGTCCGGCTGTTGGTTGCGTCGCCACCACTATAACTTGGGAAGGAGCCGCCCCACGAACTTGCTGGCGACCCTCCAATCCCATCGCTACTGCTACCGCTAAACACCGGGCCCATGAAGTTAGGGCTCGCTGGGTTCAAGCTGTCGTTATTTTGCAACGCTTGGGCCTGATTATAGGCGTTGATTGCGTCTTTGACTGTTTGTCCAGGAACAGGTGCCCCCTCAACACCCAGCACATGCATCATTGCGTCCATCGGGTCAATACCATACTTTGCAGCGAGCGCGTTCGCTTCACGCGCATTGGCCGAAGAATTTGGATTGTTGGAGAACAGATCACGCAACTGCGCTGGCGCGTCTGCATCGCTTATCTTGTTCACATTCCCCAGCAACTGACCTAGTGTCGCGAAGTTGAATGAATTTGCCAATGCGTTGTACCCCCGTGCGATCGGGTTGAAGCTGGAAATTGCATCCACGAACGTTCCAGGCGTCGGGTCAGTCGCTGCGTTGTACAACCCCAGCGCTTGAGCTGCAATAGGGTTGACCGTGGCTGCGAACCCGGTCACATTCTTGATTGACGGATCGGTTACGGCGTTGTAACCGGCTTTCGCTACCCCCGCCAAGCCCAGCGCTTGCGACAACCCCGGAGACGTATACCCAAGCTGGGACGCAACATCACGCAGGGCTTTCAAATCCCCCAACGACGCATTACCGCTGGCGATATTGCCGACTGCGGTCTGAGCGTTACCAACGGCTTTTACAAGGCCGGTGCCACCGACGGCAGCGTTGACGGCGTTGCGCACTGTGCCGCCTGAGGCGTAGCCGGTCTGGCCCCATTGACCAGGCCATACCTCTTCGCCCAGCGCGCGTATCTCTTCTTGCGACAAATAGTCGGGCACTTCCTTGCCCGCAGCGCGAATCTTGGCAAGTTCGTTTTCGTTCCACGCATCACGAGTGCGACGTAACCCCGCATTCCCAAGGTCCCCCACATCCGACCACTGACCCGACTTCACAAAGTCTTGCACATACGGCAAGTACTCCGCATTGGGGGCACGGTTGGCTTTGCCTTTGATTTGGACGATGCGTTGACCAATCTCCTCTTCAGTGTTAGGAATGGTGTCGGTGTTCCAACGCTTCTGCGGCTGCACCTCAATTGTCACATGAGGCTCACCCTTAGCAGACCGCAGCGAGAAGATTCGGCTCCTGCCTGAAGCCACATCATCACAGTACCCACCCACACAGTGGCCCATGGTGTCGCCTTCGTACTTGAGGGCGTCTTTGAGTACGGCCACTTTGGCGTGCCTTTCGGCATTGGCTTTCGATACAGGTCCGACTCCCCCACCGTAATATCCGCGCCGATCAGAGGTTACAGCGCCCTCAGGAAGTGCGTCGCTGGTCTTCAACTCAACCCACTTCATACCCTTCTCAGGGTAGTCCTTGTGGAGCACCGTAGCCGCGTTGTTGGCCCGGGCCATGTCGGCTTCAGCCTTCTGCGCGGCGCGCCATTCATTGATCTTCGCCACATGCTCCACGGCTTGGGGCATGGACACTCGACTCAGGGACTCGGGCTTGAGGAGCAGCTCACGCGGTAACCCAGAGTTGGGGTTGGTGGCGTTGCGGAGCTCGTCGATAAGGTGTTTAAAGTGCGCGCTGTCTTCCAGACTGTTTGCCCCCGTGCGATAAACTTTAGTATCAGGCGCTACGGTCTCAAGCCAAGGATCTTTGGCGATATTGAACGGCGCCAGGCCACCGGGGTCATTTACTATGCTCCCCGCCGTACGGGTAGACACGGGATAGTCGGTCAGGGCTTCCCACTCGCGGGCTAACTGCGACTTACCCAGACCCTCTTTCGGAAAGCCGCCAGCCGTACGGTACCCCTGAATGGCCTCTTTGGCCGGGTTGATTGGCACCATCTCAGGCTTAAAATGTAATATACCCCGCTCAGCCAGCGCACGAATCGGGTCGCGCTCGGTGGCCATGTCGTTCTTGATGTAACGAGTGAGTTGCTTGTCGATGAAGGTGTTGAGGGCCGCATCTGGAATTGCTGCCGCGCGCAATTCTGCCACAGCATTTGGCGTAATAGCCTCAGCACGCGCCAAAGCCTCCTCCGTAGGAACATGCCTACGGAGTCCGCCCAGTGCATCCTCAACACTACCGCTGAGCCAGTTGCCACCAGGCGCCTTGATAACGCCTCGCTGAGCAGCAAGCGAGCCCGCCATGGGGCCAGGGGCCACAGCCGCAACACGGCTCAATGCGCCCTTGCCAAGAGCAATCAGCTTTGTGGCCCCGACGCCACCGAACAACGAACCCAAAGTGTTGAGGACTTCGTCGCCTTGTTGCTTCCCAGGCAACCACTCCTTGTAGAAGTCGGTTGTTGGTAGTGTTGGTGTCGGGTCTACGTTGACGCCCCCCGGGCCGAATGACCAGTTGACACCTTTGCGCGCCAGGCCTTCAATGTCGCCGGGCAATCCGGCGGTTCCTGCAATCCACCCTCGCACCAACGCCTTGAGCGCTGAGCCGGTTAGAGGCTGGGTGCTGGCGTCGTTGTAAGAGCTGGTAGAATGTTCCATTTCTGGGTGTTTGCTCACGGGGCCTCCTTGCGCGTACAGTTGCTCTCGTGCTTTGATCTGTTCGGGCAACACCTTGCGCCTTGCCGTTGTGTACATCGGGTCCTTGAAACCTAGTTCCGGAAGGCCTATCGTGCTATGGCCGTAAGCTTCGCCCGCGTTCTCTGGGTCAACCAATACCCGGTCCACATGGCCGGGCTTGCCCGTCTGTTGTGAACGTTTGGCGGCGTAAAAATCCGCAACTTTGGGCTGAGGAGTGAGGAAAAATTGAGAGGCTGCTGCCGCTTCGGGCTCCCCGGCATACCCCCGGTACATGGCTTGGAGCATCTTTCGCTCGGGGGCCGTCGCGCGCGCCCCGGCCAGAATTGTGGCCTCTGCGTCTGACAGACGCGCCCCTGCAGCCAACTTGGAAAGTACTGTTGCAATGCTCATGATGCGCCGGGGTTCCCCGTTCCTTTATTTATGGCCTATCATCGATAGGCGCCCTTGATGCCCTGCAGGTCAAACTTCGACATTCGCCACCTCAGCTGTAAGGGTTGACGGCAGATCTGCGTTTTTCATGGTAATCCAACTCCTCGGGCTCATCATCCGGTGCCACTGCAATGTCTAACTGCCCGGCGTCCCGTAGGTATATCGTAGCCTGCGACCAGCAATCCACCATCTCATCGTGCTCGGCCGCGGGGAACTGCCAACTTTGTCGCGAGGGTCGCAAGAATCTTTGGGTTAGCCATATGGATTGCTCCGGTTGGACGAGCGATGATAGTCTCGCTCGTCGTCAAATGTTCAGGGAATTATAGGTCTGGATCAGTTATAATGACAACTGTGGCTAGGCTTAGCGGCTGAAAAGACGATTTATCACCGTCCTGCCCCATCTGATTACAGTGATAACTTCCATCTTGATAGGATGCGACAAATGACCGATTTCTATGTCTATATTCACACTCGCAACGACACCGGCGCAGTGTTTTACGTTGGTAAGGGTAAAGAATACAGGTGTTCAGACCGTGACAATAGAAACGCGTGGTGGACGCGCATCGCAAACAAGCACGGATTTACTCCAAAGGTGCTAGAGTATTTTGAACTTGAATCTGATGCATTCTCGATGGAACGGTATCTCATCGCTAGCTACAAATCGTGCGGGGTATCTCTAACGAACCAAACTGACGGGGGTGAAGGTATGTCCGGATACGTACACACGCAAGGATCAAAGCAGGCGATAGCTGACAAGATGAGGGTAATAAAAACAGGGATTGCTAGACCGCCAGGAGTGATTGAAAAAATGGCAGTTGCAAACCGAACAAGGGTCCGGCCGCCTGAAGAATTAGAACGACGTCGCAAGGCTATGATAGGAAACACTAACGGCAGGTATCTTGCCGGTGTGCCAAAGTCCGACATCGCTAAAAGGAACATGAAGCTAGCATGGGTAAAACGTAAAGCTAGCCGTAAGGATTAACTCTTTGCTTTTTACGCAGGTCGTAGTCAATCTCTTCAACCTCTTCTTCCGGGGCTGAAATGATCTCAAGCTGCTGCGAGTCTTTAAGATATATCATCATCTGAGTGAAAGTGTCTACGTAATCATCATGTTCCCCTGCCGGAAACTGCTCACACTGGGTTAGGAAAGGCTGAGCCCATGTTCTAGGCTTGCCGGCATGTTTGTTGGACTCAAGCAGCCAGACACACCCGCTTTCTAGCAGAGGGGAGACCAGGTGCGCACGTGACACTTTGTCTGATTTACCAGGATTGTACGGGACTACCGGTATGTTTGATTGCCTCAAATCCTGTATCAAAGATTGACCAGAGCCTTTGTTCTCAATTATCATCATGTCAGGCCTCCGCGAAGGCTTCATAATATTGTCTTTCTCACCTCCGTACCTGGCACCCCATTCCTCGATTACGCGCGCCTTTAGCTTCGGATAAGCCAGGTGTTCGGCCCAGCAATCAAGTAAAAGCACATTTCTTCTATTTTCGTACTCAAATATACCCCAGCATGTGAACGCAGTAGGGTCGCCGGTAGTCTTCTCGGTGAATGCGGTGTCCAGGCTTTGCCCTACCCAGTACAAGTCCGGCATTGGCCTGGACGCGGGCCAGATACGGAAGAAGTCTGTCTTGATGATACCGCCGCCTGCCGGGGCTGGACGCTGTTGAAGTTGGCCCGCTGAGCCATACGCTCCCAATAGCTGTTGAAGCTCCGCGACTGACTTGCGGTCAAACATGTCAGGCCATAGCAACTCGCCATCTTTTTTGCGTGGGTCATACGCCCCAAGGAAAGTTTTGCGTTTAACTCCCTCATACTCCATCGGTATGCATACGTGTTCATATCCCGTCAAATCGGCTAGGATGTGCCCGGTAACATCTTTCTCATGCAGTCGTTGCATCACTACCACAGTGCTGGCATTACGAGACTTCCCACGAGTTGAGAGCGTACGGTCGAACCATGTAAGCGCTGATAGCCGCTCCGCCTCGCTCTCTGCTTGTTTTGCGTTGTGCGGGTCATCAACTATCTTGCGATCAGGGTGCTCACCGGTGGCTCGGCCGCCAACAGAAGTGGCCATACGCCAGCCGCCAGCGGTGAGCGAGTACTTGGTTTTTTGATCTTCCCCAGCTTTTATTGCTACCTCGGGCCAGCGCTCACGGTACCACTCAGAGGTAATCACGTCTCGCGTTTTTGCAGCATCGCGAATTGCCAAGTCTGCGCCATAGCTGGCACTCATTACCCGCAGCGCGGGGTTGCTTGCCCATTCCCATGCGGGCCACGCCACGGAGGTGAGTATTGACTTCATGCACCCGGGAGGGATGTTTATCACAAGATTGCGAATTTCCCCTCTTGTCACGGCCATCAAGTGCTCGGCCATCAAGTGCAAGTGCCAGTTGTCACGGAACTCTTGCCCGGGCTCAATGATACTAAAGCTCTGACGGGTGAACGCCATCAGGTCTTGCTGTGCTAATCTGCGGTCGGTCTCAGCTTTGATAAGGTCCAGCATTACCGCTGGCGACATATTCATACAACCCTCTCTTTACCTGCGTGCCCGCTTCGTTTTTGGTGTTTACCTAACGGCCCCGGCAGCGTGACCATGCTACAGGCTAAGCACTTGCCGCTGCGACCTTGGCCATCAGCTTTTGCATGGTGTCCAGCTCTTCATTACTCAGGCCCTTCAGGCTGGCCGCTGCCATTTGCACTGCACCGCCATTTGGCCCCACTAATTCCTGCACTACTTTGTCGCCATATATTTTGGGGAGCATCTTGCTAAGTACCCACTTCCGTGCCTCCATGCGTAGACGGTTGCGGCCGATGACGTCGGAACTCAGCGGCGCTATGATAGTCTTCAGCGCAGGAGTTCCATCGGTATTGAAAATTGGGTTGGCGTCAGGGCCTGTGTCTTGCACCGTCACTTCGGCATGCGTTTCGTCGCTGATAGCAAGAATCTCATCTTGCAGTAGCGAATAACCAATCTCCCTAGCGCGCAGGTATTGCGAGCCCAATGTGTCAGGCCATGTACGTACCCACTTCAATGCGCCTTCAGGAGTTGGTGCGTCGGGTATTTGACGGCAAGCCCCTCTCAATGACGCGCCGCCTTCGAGCAAGAGGCAAATGTCGGCCATCACTTGTTCGCGCGGTCGCTTAGTAGGAGCGGCTTTGTCAACCGCGTCAGACACCACCAAACTAGTGGGGGCTTTGCGTTTTTTACTTGTGGCCATAAGTCAGGCTTCCTCTATCAAAACCAAGCGATTATTTGTCCCTTATGCCCCTGCGGCACCGGATACGTTAACGGCTCAGGCCTTGGTGTCAGGCCTTATTTGCTATTTTGACGCGCCCGGGACCCGTTTGGCGCATCCGGCGCGGCGCTGTGATCACAGCAGCATCGTGCTCAGGCCTACCCGTGGTCGGCGCGTTGCCGTTGTGCTCGTGGCGCTAGCTGGAGTAACCCGGCGGCCCTTAAGGTACTCGGCCACAATCTCTTTGGCCTCCGCATACCCCCTAGCTACCACAACTCTGTACCCTTTCTCCCTCAACGCTGCATGCACTGCCAGCTGCTTTGCAGAGACCACTGCCGTGGCCGCTGTGGACTTCATTTCCACCATCAGGCCGTGCCAAGGCTTAACGGGCTCACAGACGATCAAATCAGGAAACCCAGGCAGTAAGCCTTCGGCAACCAACCGCATGCGCTGTAGACCCGTTACGGCCGCTCCGTTGGGCACCGCGGCAATCACAACCCCGGGATAGAACGTTCTGACGTGCATAACCAGCTTCACTTGGTCGGCATGCTCTGAGGGGGTTTTTGTGCCGTTTGTGGCCTTCACTGGCTTTGCGGCAGCCCCGTGACGCAAGGTAAGCTTTTTTACCTTGGCTACTGGTTTTGTTACGGCTTTCTTTACTTTCGTCACCGCGCTGGCCCTTGAGGCCTTTCTTACCGCCGGCTTGCTAGGGCGCTTCATGCTGTATGCCCAGCCAATCCACGAGGGCGAACCATTGCTGGAATCACGCCGTCTGCACTTTGGGCCCGCACCTCTACCATTTTTGCGTTGACGGCATCAAGTTGCGCCCGCGAGTACCTTGGCTGCGACCACTGTAATCGCTTGGCCACAACGCGTTGCGCCACCCAGCCTTCGACATCGCCTTCAGCCCGCGCCGCAAGGCTGATATTAAAAACCCGGCGTGTCAAGCTCATAGCGTCCACAAGGTTGCCATAGTCTGTCACGTGGGGCTCAAGCTTGGGGCCGAGCAAACTCGGCGGTGCGTTTGCTATACCTGGCGCAAATACTGTTTGGCAGTGTGACAGCGCCCGGCGGATGCCTAAGGTTTTATTGCCTTCGCCCAGTTCTGAGGCAAATGCAAGCAGCGTTGGGTCAAGATGAACCAAGATCGGCATAGTAACTCCTAGCTAAATGAATAACCATACCATTATATAGTGAAATTCATAAGCTAGCGTTTCTCCGCTTGTCGTTGCCGGAGAGAAGGTTACAAAGGCAGGTTACAACACGTGCCCAGTTCAGCGGCTAATAATAAAAAAAATATTTCTGTATTGTGTACTGTAGCTATATAGTATTTACTATTGATATTTCTTGTTTCTGTTCTATTACCTATTTATCTTGTAACCTTGTAACTTGTAACCTTTAATAAGAAATAGATAAGGAAATCAATAGCTTATAGCGGTTACAAGAAAGGTTACAAAAGGCTTTTACTACTGGTAACTGCAGCTTGTTGTAACCTTTTTTGGCCCTCCTCGGGCCGGACAAAAAAAAGTCAAAAGGCCAAAAATAATGGCCGACTAATTAAGTCGGCCATTAGCCTCTTGTAACCTTTATTGCAACCCCCCGCCTGATTTGATTGTTTTTTACGCAACTATTCTCCGAAATCCCGGTCTGCGGCCTCTTGGACCGGGTCTTTCTTGGCCGTAGCCACCGACTCATCGAGCAGCGCCCTGACGTCTTTTGCCGTCATGCCGGCGCTGGCCTTGCGCAGCCACACACGGTGCGCTTGGCCGTTCCATTTGATCACGCCGCCCGCGTATGGCGTGAACCCTTTAGCCAACAATAGCTTCTTTACTTGCCCCGTGAAGAGCGCCACGGGTGGGCTGAGCAAGGCCAAAGCGTTGGTCAGGCACGCCGAGCTGATGACCTGTTTGGACACGCCGGGCACACCGATCTTAATCAAATGTTCCGCTTGCGCCTCCTCATCGGTAACGTCCAGCCCCACAACCGTCTGCTTGAATTCAGTGTCCGGCGCGCGGCCGTAGGGCTTGAAGTCGCTGACATCTATACTGTCAAAGAAGCCCCGGACCGCGTCAGGACGGTTCTTAACTGCGTCCCAAAGTGTGTCCCAGTACTCATCAACCGAGGATGCCAAGGCCAGAATGGCGGCGTGCAAGGCCGCAGCGGACCCGTACGGGGTGAACAAAACCAGCTGCCGACGGTCACCGGAATTCAAGGGCAGCGCGTCTATGTGATTGGAAAAGCCCATATAGTTGGTGGTGTTGACCGCCGTCATACTGGCATTGCCCTTGCCATGGACCTCAATGCGGGGGTTGGTAATGAGGGGCTTTATTTTGTTGTACACGTCATGGCGGTTGTGGCCTTGCATCTTCATTTCCTCGATGACGTTGACGCAGCGGCCCACCGCCCAGTCATTGAAGTTCGACCCGGCCAAGGTCTCAGGGCTGATAATTCCTACGTTTTCTGCCCCCATGGCCTGCGCCATCATGCTACCGAGCACCGACTTGCCATCACCCTCGATGCCCTTCATAAACACGGCCCAAAGCACCTTCATACCTGGGTTGCGGACGACCCAGGCGCACCATTGCAGCAAGTGCTTGCGGTACTCAGCGTTGGGCACCAGCAGCTCAATGTGGCGCTCCAGGATAGCGTTCACGGCTGGATCGTATGCGCTGCAGGGCACGGAGTCTTCTCGGTACAGGTTGGCATGCGCACAAGCGTTCACATCAAAGATAGCGCCAGCAGAGGGCAGGTACATCAGGTTATAAACTATAGGCAGCTTCCATGGGCCGCAGGCCATTTTTGCGGCGCTAGCCGTGTTGCCGTTCTCATCAGCCGGCATATGGCGGTCAAATGCCAAGTCAAAGGCGTCTTTGCTGATCAGCTCCTTGGTGCCAATGTGAAAGAACTTGGCCTTGGAGGTAACGTACAGCCAGCCTTGCAGCCACTCAGGCCCATCGTCTTCACCCGGCACTCGCTTGATGCCAATGCCCATCAGCCCCCGGGCCGCGGATATGGAGGGCTTCACCCCCACAATCGCGCCGAACTTATTGCGCAGCGCTGCGGCTAACATGTCCTTGGACACACGGTCCAACGAGGAGTCCAAAGCAATGCGCTGCGCAACTTCACGGAGGCCCAGTTCGCTGGTAGCGCCATCGATAGATGTCCTGTGCGACTCTGCGGCCGCTGATACCTTGGCGGCCTCTTCTACAGTGTGGCCTTGGGTCTGCGAGGCCAACTGTATTTGTGGCAGAGACTTGACCATATCAACCATAGCAATGTTTGAGGGCCATGAGCCAATACCGAGCAGCACCTTGTCAGCACGGGACAGACCAGCATCGAGGTGGCCAAATTTGTAATGCCGTACCAGGTCCCACTTGTTTGCTGGCGAGCCCTTGAACGGGTCACCCGCATGTGTATTAAAAATCCCCTGACGCGTATCCGTCACACCAGCCCCGCCGACTCCACCGCTTGCACTGTTGAGCACAGAGACTCGCCACTCCGTATCGAAGGAGAACACATCAGACAGCCACGTACTGACAACGGTTTCAATGTCAAACGTGCGGCAGAACAAACCGATCAGCCCGGGTTTGTCTCTTGGGTCTACCAAGTCGCTGCGTACGGTGCTTGATGCTTTTGCTTGTGCAAGAATAGCCGGCTTGATCTGCAAGTCAACCGCGTCACCGAGGTGCCCCTCAAATAAGCCGCTGCGTTTTGGCACTGGATCGGGCGTGCCATTGAGCAGAACCGGCGCGGCCGTGTAGTTAGGCTGAACAGTGCGAAAGACTGTGGTGTCAAGGCTGGGGGCCTCTGCGTAAGCCCAGGCGGTCAGGTCTTCGCCGGCTTGCGCATTTGTGAGCCAGAATGCAATGTGCGCCTTGAGCACGCCGACATTGGAGTGATGGCCAGCCGAGCCGGACAGTTGCCAATGGTAGGAAATATCATGGAACTCTGCGGGCAGGCACGTAGCAATGTACTGATTGATCGCGGCCACTGGATGAAGCACCGGGTCAATGCCGTCCTTAGGCCTGAAGTTGTCCACATCAAGAAACAAGTAGTGCAGGGCTTGTGGTAGAAACAGGTCCTTGCGACGGAAGGTGAAGCCCTTGGCCGGCGGTGCTTCCGGTTCATTGGTCTTAGCGCAGGCAGTCAGTGTAGGGTACACAGCGGATGCCGCAGCGTGGCCGATAAACCGGCCACGGATGATGCAGCTTTTGGCCATTGGCTCCAAGCTGGTCAGCAATGTAGACAGCTCGCGGAGGCCAGTAACCGTATGCTCTGAAACCGACACTTGTTTCACCAGGTCGTAGCCACGTGGCTTCTCGTCTAGCGAGGTCCATACCTTAGTGAAGTTAGGCCCTGCGGATGTCAGGACCGTCAAAACGTCAGACTGCGCAGATACAGCTGGGCCTACCATTTTTAGAATTGGTTGTGCCATAATACTTAAGTTAGATTGAGGTTGAGACTACTAGGCCCTTGCAGACGCGAATCTGCAAGGGCCTCTTTTTATTATGCGCTCAGGCGTACCAGCGACGCGGCCGCGTTGGACGACGCAACGTTGTCGGCCAGCGCAGCAGCCAAGTCATTGACCACCGCTGCGTAGGCCGTTGGGCAGTCAAATAACGGCACACTGTTCAAAGCGGCAATGGCCTTTGCTGGCGTCTTGATTGCGCGAGGCTCTACCACGGCGGTAAGTACCGCTTCAAGCAAGTCTTTGTCAGCTTTGATCCGGTCCAGCGCGCTGGTGACCAGCTCCAGCACCGTATCGGGCTCAGTCCACTTTTGCAGCAGGCGACCAGGTTTCAGGCCGTAGCCTTGCACGGCGTTGGGGTCTTTGGCCAGCTCGTCTTTCGCCTGCTGCAGCACGGCCTCGCACCATGGGGCCAACTGCTGGGCGAGCAGCACGGCGTCGGTAAGCTTTGCCGGCTCAATCTTTGCGGCGGTTTTTGCTTTAGGCGCCGGGCCGGCAAACTCGTTCTTGGCGGCCTCTTGCGCGGCGCGCAGGTACTCAGGACAGATAGGCTTTGCTTTGCACCAGTAGCAACCCTTGTCCGTCATCTTCAATGGCGCAAAGTAGTCGTCGGTCAAGTGTGCAGCGGCCACGAGTTCAGCTTCAAAGGCGTCCAAATCGGCGGCCGAACAAGTCCAGGACGAGTTCTTACCGCGTGGCTGGAAAATCATAAGCGTGATCGTCTTTGGCGCGACCTGGAGCGTTTTACGCGCTCCGACAGCGTAGCCCATGAGCTGCGGGTTCTTGACGGCCGATACCGGAGACTTACCAAATTTCAAGTCGCCGACAGTCATATGCAAGCCATCGGCTGAGATGTTCACAAGGTCAGACGTGCCGCCGAGGTTCTTGTGCAGCGTGCTAAAGTCCAATGCCATTTCAATGTAGGACACACCGGGCAGCGCGCAGACTGCGCGGACATAGTTCTCGCAGTGCTCTAGCATGTGGGGGTCGTATTCCGCAGGGATCGCGGGCAATGGCACCGGGATGCCCGTGGAGACTTGCCGAAAGATCAACTCCGCAATCGTGTGTGCCATCGTACCCTCGTCAGCGGCGACTGACGACTTCTGCGTCGTTGTGATGTTGGCGCTCAGCAGCACAGAGCCCGGGCACGCCATGTAGCGCTCTGCTTGGGACATCGACAATATGGCATGAGCGCGCGCGCCATGGTCCACGTTGTCTTGCGGAGGCAAGACCAAGATACTGGCGTCATTCTTGCCCGCGGTCTCGGCGGTCAGGGTTGATACCAACGCGCCGGGTTTAGCTGGCGCGGGGGCGGGCTTTGTGGTCTTGGTGACTTTGATTACTTTGGTCATGATTTTCACTTTCTAATGGTTGATGGCTTTAAGGAACGGGGAACAGATTTCAGGGGAACAACTTGGTTGATGACCTGCATCTTCTGCAGAATGCGGGTAAGGATGTAATGGTCTAGCGAGGCCTCAATGGTAAGCAGGTAAGCCAGCGCGGCACAGTCCGTCTTGTTGATGTTCTCAACGCGCGCAGCGGCTTGCTCCAGCAATGCGGGGCTCCACGTGGTTTCAATGAAGACAACCGTGTCCGTGGCAGAGAAGTCAATAGCCTCGCTGCAGGCAACAATATTCGCTATGACCAGCCGACATTCGATGCGAGTCATAAAGATCTTGCGGCGGGTCTCACGTAGCACAGGGCTAGTGGCTCCTGTGATGGTCACAGGGCGGTAGCGCTTCAGCCCTGCGGCCAGCGCCGCAATGACATCGGTATGGTACGCAAATACCACTAGCTTCATATCCGTCTCGCTATCGAGCAAGCCGCTGATGAAGTCAACGGCGTCAGGAACTTTTTGCAACGCCGCTTCGTGCAGTATCTCTGACAAGCCTTCAATAGACAGAATAGGGTTGGCCAGCTCTGCAAGCTCGTCTGCATTGAACTTTGTTTCCCGCTTGTCCTTCGGGCGGTCAAACGTGACAAGGCGAAACTCAGGAGCAACGTACCCGGGGAACACTTGCGCCTTGGTGCGGCGCAGCAGGTGCGGGTTGATCAGCGCTTTCAACTCCGGCAAGTTAGAGGCGCCCGACACGTCCAACCCCCATGGCGCGGTCCACGCTTTGCAGAAGTGGTGCGCAAAGTCGTACCACCCCATCTTGGTGATCTTCAGGCCAAACAGGATAGGCCACAAATTTATGGGCCGGTTGAGCATAACGGTGCCGCTGAGCGCATACACCGTGCGCGCAGCGGCCATCAGCTTCAATGCGGCTTTGGTCCGCTGCGCCGTCGCGCTCTGACAACGATGCGCCTCATCT